GATCCCCTTCACCTCGTTGCTAGCCGGGTACTCGCCGCGTGCCGGTCGGATGGCGATCTGGATCTCGACCTGGCCACCGATCAACTGCTCGGGCGAGGTCAGGGTCTTGAGCCCGCACGCCCGCATCAGGTCGCCCAGTTGGGCGCGGCCGATCCGTTCCGCCTCGGCGGAATTGTTGCGGATGTTGATGTTGCTGAAGATCACGCGGCCAACGTGCGACGGTCCGGTGATGTCGTAACGCACCTTGATGTACTGGCCGCTGCCGTCCTTGGTCGGACGCGCCTCGGCGCTGGTGATGCTGGCCGAGTACGCGCCGGCCGGGACCGGATCGTAGTTGCCTGCCGGTTTGTCGTTGACCGGCAGTTCGTCGAGGGAAATAGCCTGAAAGTCCATGTTCACTCCTTGGGGGTGATTTTGAAGCTCGGGCGACCGGCCCGCACGGTGATGGCACCCGAAAGTGCCTGTCGGATCAGAGGATCGGCGGCTTTCCAGGCCGTCATGTTGATATCGGGTTGCCACCTGAACAGCGTTTCCAGATGGGCGTTCAGATCCTGCTCGGCGGCGAGATCGATCAATTTGCCGGCGTCCACCTTGCGGTCCAGGCGGGGCTCGACCTTCAGTTTGTAGCCATCGGTCTCGCGGTTAATGGTGCCTTCGACGGTCGGGTCGATGCGCAGGGCTTCGACCATCGCATCCTCGGCCTGCCGGCGGGCCTCGACGGCTCGCCGCTCGGTGTCTTTGGCTTCGAGCCAGCGGTGGATCAGGAATTCCATCATGCTTCCTTGTGCTCAAGGGCAATCTTTGCCATAGCAATTTCGTTCTTCAGTTCCTGCAACGCTTCTTCAGCCCGCTGAATCGACGCCTCAAGAACCTTGGCCTCAGCCAAGCAAGCGCGGATAGCCTTGTTTTCGTCGCCGGGGCCGTAGTCGCCGGAGTCAACCCATTCGATGTCGTGCAAGGCTTTGGCAACGAGCGCCAGATGCTGCTTGAATGCCCTGCGCTCGGGCGTGTTGATGTCAAAGGTGCTGTCGTACTCCAGCTTGCGATACAGATAATTCATGCTGCCGCCGCTCATCACTCCCCCCTGATCTTGCGGATGATCGCGCCCAAGTCGGCCTGCTCCCACATATCCAGCAGGCCCGAGCGATCCTTGGCCAACCACAGGCCGTCGCTGTCGCACATCAGGATGCGCTGGACCGATCCCTCGGCGTCCTTTTCAACCCTGAGCGCCAGCACTTCGTCGAAAAAGTAGGGCAACGCTTGGCCAATCTTGTTGCCGGGCATGGAGGGGCTGTAGAGCACGCGCCCCATTTCGTCCTGCTGCTTTTCGAGCTTGGCCGTCATCAAAACGTTGCGGCCGGGCAGGTCGCGGAATGCCCTGATAATGTCCGTCATCTGCTCCTGCATGGCCCCGTAAGCCTGCCTGGGGTCTTTGGTGGCCTTCTTTTCGCTGTTAAGCACGACCTCGGCGATCTCCGAGATGCTGTCCAGCGCGACCGACTCGAAAGCCTTGGCCTCGGCGCTCTCGGCGAGCCACTTCCACGCCTCGCGCAGCGTCTCCATGCTGGAGATCTCGATGTAGGGCACCTCGGCCCCGGCGATGGACAGCAGGCCACCCTCGGCCGACAGGACCACCGGCGTGGGCAGGGTGGGTATGAGCGAGGTCTTGCCGGCACCGGCCGCGCCGTAGACCAGCAGTTTCACGCCCTCGGCGGCGAGGTCTTTGGTGCTCTTGAGTTGGATTGCCATTTTGCTACTCCTGTTTGATGGTGACGGGGGGCAATTGGTCGAGGCAGTGGACCTTGAGCCTGATCGCGCTGTTCAGGGCGCGGGTCCGCAGGTCCATGACCTGCTCGCGGGTGAGGCGCTCGGTGCTGGTCCGATACACCTCCATCAGCAGGGCGTGCGCCTCGGCAACGTGGGCGGGGGTGAGGGTCATCAGTATTCCTCGCAAGCGTCTTGGGCCATGATGGCGAGCGCCTTGTCAGCGATCGCATCGATGTCGGCCTGGGTCATGCGCCGTTCGATGTAGGGGGCCGGGTGCCCCCGGTGGTTGCAGACGGTCCAGGACACTTCGGGGCCGTAACCCTCCTCGTACCAAGTCGCCGGGTAGCCGGCGTCGTACCAGTCGATCTGGATGACGGCAACAACGTGAAAGCTGTGGCGCGGCTCGATGAATTCGTAGGTGAAGCTCTCGTACATCATGTTGCTCCTGTGCTGCTCGCTGGTCAGGGGATCTGGCTGCGAGGTGTTGCTATGATGCACGCATCCTGTTAGGCTGTCAACACCTTTTCCCAAAAAACTACACGGGGCGATGAAATGACTCTAGAGGAAATCCGGCGGGCGCTACAGGACCGGCGCTTGAGCATGGTGGCTCGGGCCACGGGGGTGCATCACAACACGCTGGCCAACATCAGGGACGGCAAGGCGTCCAACCCGACCTACCGCGTGATGCACGCTCTGAGCGAGTACCTGCGCCGTGGCGACAATGTCGCTGCTTGATGCAGCCCTGACGTATGCGTCATGGGGCTGGCCGGTCCTGCCGCTGGTGCCTGGGGGCAAGGTGCCCGCCACTGCGCACGGGGTCCACGACGCAACGACCGATCCGGGCACGATCCGGCAATGGTGGGCGCAGCAGCCGACGGCCAACGTCGGGATCGCAGCCGGACGGGCCAGCAGGCTAGTGGTGGCGGACATCGATCCGCGCAACGGTGGCGATACATCATGGGCACGCTGGCTCTCGGAGCATGGTGCTGGCCCTGATGGGCCGATCGCCCTGACTGCCGGCGGTGGCGAGCATCATCTGTATCTGTACACGCCCGAGCTCCGGTCCTGCAAGCTGGCCGACGGGGTGGATCTGCTCAGCGACGGCCGCTATTTCGTGGCCTCGCCCAGCGTCGTCGGTGGGCGCGAGTATGTGTGGGAGGCGTCCAGCGACCCGTTAGAGGGCGTGGCCCCGCCACCCGTCCCGTCGGCATGGCTCGCGGCCTATCTGGCGCGTGAGCGTCGATCCCCGACGACGACCGGCGAGCTACTCAAGGGCAATCGCAACGCGGGCCTGACGGCGCTGGCGGGGGCCATGCGCCGGCACGGCATGGGTGAGTCCGAGATCCTGGCGGCGATTCGCGTGGCCAACGAGACCCGGTGCGACATCCCCCTGCCCTCAAGCGAGGTCGCCCGTATTGCCGCCTCCGTGGCACGGTATGAGCCCGCGTCCGATCTCGCAGCATCGGCCGCGCTCGGGGATGAGGCGGCAGAGTCTTTGCTTGCCCCCGATCCCGACTGGCTCATCCCGGCCGATACGTTCAGCGAAGCCCCCGCCCCCATCTCATGGCTCATCAAGGGTTGGTTGCAGGATTCGGCCCTGATGATGGTGCATGGCCCATCCGGCGGGGGGAAGACTTTCGTTGTCCTCGATATGTGCCTGCGCCTGGCGGCCGGCATGGCCGAGTGGATGGGCAAAAAAGTGCGCCCGGCCGACGTTGTTTATCTGGCCGGCGAGGGTCATCACGGCCTGCGAGGGCGCATCGCAGGCTGGAAGTATCATCATAAACAGAAATCTCTGGCCATGTGGCTAAGCCGCGCCGGGGTGGACCTGAACACCCCCGAGGGCTACGCAAAAGCCTTGCAGCAGATACGCAAACTGCCCCGAAAGCCGCGCCTCATCATCGTGGACACCCTGCATCGGTTCCTGGCCGGCGACGAGAACAGCGCCCAGGACGCCAAGACCATGCTCGATGCCTGCGCCGGCCTGATGCGTGAGTTTGAGTGCTCGGTCCTGCTCGTCCACCATACCGGCGTGTCCGAGGAGGCCCAGCACCGCGCCAGGGGGTCGAGTGCGTGGCGAGGGGCGCTCGATATCGAGATCAGCGTCATTCCCGCCAAAGACGGCCAGCCCATCCAGATCGTTCAGCGCAAGAGCAAGGACGCGGAGCTAGCCGCGCCCATCTACGCCAGCTTGCAACAGGTGGCCATCCCTGGATGGGTGGATGAGGATGGCGAGCCGGTAACTAGCGCGGTAATTACCGCAGTTACCGCCCCTGTTACCGCCCCCAGCAAGGCCGGTAACAAGCTCGACCAGCACCGCAGGATGTTCGAGAGGGCCTGGTGGGATAGCGGCGCGGAACTGCGCAACGGCGCCCCCTACGTCAGTCGCTCGGCCATGCTGGATTACCTGACGGCCAAGATGGGGCTCAGCGAGGCCAGTGCGCGCATCTATTGCAAGCCCGCAGCAGCAGGGAAACCTATCGCGGCACTGCTCGATGCTCGTATGATTGAGGCTATGGATCACGGTTGGA